GATTATGGTATTGAAAAAGAAGAATTTGAAGAAGAAATTGGTTTTTTCTTAGATGATATAGGATTTTAGGAGAGTGGAATAATGGAGAACGTACTAGAGAAGATCTTGGAAGAGATAAAAGAAGCATTTGACGAAAACATAGACGACATAGAAGATTCAGCAGGCATTCATCATTTTGCGATAGATAGTTTTACTGCATGGTATATTGCAAGAAAAATCATCCGTTCTCACATGGACGATGTTCCGAAGTGCGGAGAATGCAGCAGAAAAAAGTTGTATCAGATCGGATATGAAGACGGGAAGAAAGATAAAGACTGGATTTCAGTAGAAGATAGATTGCCAGAAGATGATGATATGAGATTCTATATGTGTATTGTCGAAAATCACGAAGAGGATTTGCCG